CCCTTCGACCTTCTTCGAAGCGGGTGCCGGCGCACCGGCGTCGGACGACAGTCGCACGCCCAGCTTGGCGATCATCTTCGCGACCTCGGCAAGCTCGGCGCCGAGCACCGGCGTCAACGTCGATTGCGCCTCGCCGGTCCAGTCGGTCATCGCGGCGTCGGTCGCGGCGCAGACGCTACGGATGCGATCCATCGAATCGCACAGCACCTCGAAAACGAGCTTGCGGGTCGCGGGATCGACGGTGAGTTGCTTCGTGATCGCTTCGACGCTCGCCGCGAGCCGCTTCTCGACGTCGTCGAGCGCGGGCGGTGTCGTCGTCGGCGTCGATGTCGCCGGCGGGGTTCCGAGATTGCCCTTCGAATCGACCGGGATCTCGGCGCCCTTCTCTGCCTTGACGACCAGAAACGGCCGCAGGTTGGCGGGCTTGTCGACGATCGAAACCTCCTTCACGAGGAGATCTTCGAGACGGGTCACCTTCTTAGCTTGCGGCATCGCGACGACTCTACCACGGAGACTTGGCCACCACGCAAGGGCGGACGTCCCCCTGTCAAGTCGGCTTGCGAATGCCGCTACCGCCGATCGAGAAGCCGGTGATCGCTCCCGACTTCACCCCGGCCCACAAGTCGTCGCTGACGACGCGCTCTTTCATGAGCCACGTCCCCGCCTTGATCTTCTTCTTGGCGATGGTCATCGCGACCGGCGCGACGTAGCTCTCGAGTAGTTGCAACGCGTCGCCGTCGACGATCTCCTCGTGCTGCACGCCGAGGTTTCGAAAGTCGGACATGAATCGGTGTGCCGCCTTCTCGATCTCGTCGGCGCTGATCGTGTCGCCTTGTGCGTCGACGGTGTCGGGTTCGAGCACGATGCCGAACACGACGCGCTCCTCGCCGGCGTCGGCCTTGAGCAACTCGATCTCGCGACCGTCGCCCAACGCGAACCGCACGATCGATTGCTCGCGACTCTCGATCCACGCCACCGAGTCTTCGTGTTCGATCTCGGCGTTGGTGGCGAAGACCAGATCGTCGCGGCTGATCAGCTTGAAGACGGCGCGCGACCCCAACGCCTTGCGAGCTTCCGCGGTGTCTCGAGCGGCGACGATCCAATCCGCGTCGAGCGCAGCGGTCTTGGCGAGCACCGCGGCGAGCCCCACCGCTTCGGTGACGTCTTCGTCGAAGATCAGGGTCTTGCGCTCGCTCGACGCCAGCAAGCCGGCGACCTTTTCCACGGCACGCACCGACTTGGGAACGACGACGGCAGCGTCCTCGTAAGTCGGCGCCGCGTACATCTTCACGACCAGCTCGGGCACGACGCGTCGCAGCTCGCCGGCGACCTTTCGGATCGTCGCCGTGGTGAAGAGACCAGACTCCACCAACGCTTCGCGCACCGCGAGCGCGTCGGCGACCGTGGTCGCTTTCCAGAAACGCATCTGCGGCGGCACGTCTTGTTCGAGCGACGCCGGCAACCCCGACTGACCGAGCGCGGGTAGCTCGCGCTTGCGCACCGCTTCCCAGGTCAACACCGCGGGAACGTCGATCGCGGCGGCGCGAAACTCCTCCAACGTCAACGAGTCGCGAGCCGCCTTCGCGATCTCCACCACCGGAGTGGTCAAGAAGTCGACTACGGCGTCGTCCGTGGGCGTGTCCGCCCGGGCGGACACGGTGGCGTCCTTCGACAAGTCGACCCGCTCGAGCCCGCTCTCGAAATCCAGATCGGACCGATAGCGGGCGCCGGCGGGTCCCAACGGATGCTCGTCGTCGCGATGCTTGCGAACGCCGCGGCGCCCGGTCGTCGCCGCCGCTGTTGGCGGGAGACCGTCTTCGAAGTCCACCGAGCCGTCGGCGTCGATCTCGGAATCGAGATCGACGCTCGGATCGGTGACCCTTGCTCGGCGCGTGCGCGGCACGGGAGAACTACTTCGCGGGCGCCGCGTCGAGACCCCACGCCGAATCGTCGTCGGCGTCGTCGGCGCTCAGCTCGCGATTCATGTCGACCGGCCAGAGCACGCGCGTCGCCTTCTCGACTGTGGTCGTCGCCGGTGCCGCCGGAGTCGTCGCGCTCTTCTGGACCGCCGCTTCCAACGCGCCGAGCTTGCCGGCGAGCTGTTCGATCCCCTTCGCGAACACCGCAGCGTCGACGCTGTTGAAGCCGCTAGACGGCGCGACGATGGGCGGTAGCTCGCCACCCGTGGGGGTCGAGCCGGCGCCGGCGACGTTCGGCGGGGTGTCGTTCTGAGCGAAGTTGGTGGCGCCCGCGGGTTGATCCGGCGGACTGCCGATCACCTCGCTCGTCGGATCGAGCTGATCGGCGTCGTGAAACTGGACGACGGGAACGGCGTCCTGAGTGGGGGTGGGACCTTCGAAGTTCTTGGCGATCGCCGCCACGTTGTCGCGCAACGACTTGAGACGCTTGACGCGCACCGCCGGCGCATCCTTCGCCGCCTTCTCGACCTGCTCGGCGGCGTACGCCAAGAAAGCCTCGGGGCTCATCTTGACCGGCTCCGGCGAAGTCTCGCCGCTTCCGTCCAACGCGCCGAGCGCCTTCGCCATCCGATCCAATAGAGCCTTGACGTCCGACATGCTTTCCTCCGCGCGATTCGTTCGCGACTTCGCCGCCGAGCATCGCAGCTCGCGCCGGTACGGGTCAACCCGCGTGCTCGGTCTCCACGGCCGACGGATCGATCTGACGTTCGCCGGCGAGATCCTCGCCGTGATCGACGATCATCTCGGCGCCGTCGTCGGCTCGCCACGCGCGCCCGGGTTCCTTCGGATCCCAGTCGTCGCCGTCGAGTCGCTTGCGAAGCGCGATCGGTAGCTCGTCGAGAATGTGCGGCACCGCCCAGTGTAGGTCGCGGCGAAGGATGCAAAAGCACTCGACGCAGATCCGGAAGCGGCGCCGGATCTCGGCTTGTGTCTTCACCGGGCGCAGCACGAGATCGGTGGCGAACGAGTGAGCGATCGCGCCGATGATCGCCGCGGTGACTCTCCCGATCCACTTCTCGGTGACGAGCTTCGTCAGCTCTCCGCGGGTGAACGACTCGAGCGGTACCTCACGACGTAGATCCATGCGCCGATCATGATCGACGCGCGGCGGGCTGTCGAGTGTCCGCCCGGGCGGACAAAACGACGAACCGCCCGTATCGAAGAATCAAACACCACGCCGCGCGACGGTAGCGACTCACCGCTCGTTGCGTGATCTCGAACGTGACGCCGCGAGGCGCGCGACTCGCGCGAGGCATCAGAACTCCGGGTTGATCGTGCTGCGACAGTTGGCGTGGAGCGGCGGCGTGCACGCGCCCATCTCCGCCAGCTCCGCGGTGCTGCGCCCGTTCCTGAACTCGCCCAACGCGTCGCGTTGCCCGACTCGGCTCTGCACGACTTCGGCGACCAGCGTGCGCGCTCCGCTCCGCGACTCGGTGAAGAGGATGCGGTTGCCGGATTCGTCGCGCCCGGCGCGGATCCACGGTTGCGTGTCGACGACGCTCTCGGGATCGCCGCTGTCTTCCACGTCGCGATAGAGCTGTTGCGCGCGCCCGACTTCGAAGACTCGCCCGTGGAGGAACGCGCATTGATCGGTGGTGCGTTCGTCCAGCACCGCCTCGAAGACGTAGCGCTCGATCCCGGCTTCTTCGAAGCTCGCGAGCTGCGCCCACGTCCGCGATCGATTCGCGTAGGTGCCGGCGATGACGTTCCAATACGCCCGCGATCGGTTGATGCCGGCCATCGGTCCGAACCGCTCCACCAAGTCGTTGGTGATCTCGTCGCGACCCAATCCCTTGCCGAGACCGTCGGCAACGACCTCGCGAGCGACGCGCGAGAAGCCTTCGCGTCGTCGCCCGTATTCGTCTCGCACGTAGTGCGCTTGTGTCCTGACGAGGTGATCGATGATGCGTTGGTCCTCCAACGTCAGCGAGATACCGACGCGAGCGCCGAGCCTGGCGACCTGTCGAGACGTCGCGCGGCGCGTGCCTCGCACGACGTCCGGCCCCCTCGCCGTCAGGATCGACTCCACCGGACCGATGACGCGATCCGCGATCGGTTGCATCGCGTGAGCGACGGCGTCGACGATCCGTCCTCGCCCCTCTTCGGTGAGGTTGGGCCAGTCGACGTCGAGTAGACCCATCGCCTTGGTGAGGATCTCCACCTCGGTCGACTCGGTGGCGCGAGAGATCGATCGGCGCAGTCGTTCCACGATGCGTTCGAAGTCTCGCGGGCGCGTCGGGTCGAGCGCCTTCGCGACGTCGACGGCGAAGACGCGACGGAGGATCTCGTCGGCGGCGTCGATGCCTGCGAGGAGATCCTCCGCAAGCTCGTCGCTCACGGATCGACCAGCGCGTTGAACTGGTCGGCCGGCAACGTCACCGTCTCGGATTCCAGCTCCGCCAGCGCCTTGCCGACCTCGCGCCGGCCGAGCCGTTCCTCTTCGGAGTCCAGCGCGACGCGCAGCGACACGAGATCGCGAGCGAGCTTGCGGAGGTTCCGCGACTTCGACTTCGCGACGTACGCCGCTTGCCGTCGCTTCTTCGTCGCGGCGGCTTGCGCGTTCGGATCCGCCGCCGGATCCGCGTTGGGATCCGCCGCGGGATCGGCGTTCGGATCGGCGTTCGGATCCGCGTTGGCGTCCGCCGTGGTTCCCGGCGTCGTCTCGCCGTCGGGAAGGATTCCGGCGACGAGCAAGGTCGGCGGGATCTTCGTCCACATCTCGTCGATCTTCTTGAAGTTGCGATTGAAGATCGCGGTCGCCAGCTCGCGGCCCTCCGCCGGCGTCAACACGCTGACGAGCACGAGGCGAGCGACGACGTCGGCCAGCTCGGTCGGGTCGGTCAGCGTCGGCCCGTTGCTGGCGTAGGTCCAGAACTTCACGTCGAGCGACGGGAGGATCTTGTGATTGATCACCCAATCGAAGCTCGAGCGCTCCGGCGCGAACACCTGCGACTCGGTGAACTCCAGTGCCGCGCTCGCCGTGGCGCGGTTGAAGTCGCGAATGTCTCCGCGCAGCAAGCGCGGCAGACGGAACGTCATGCCGACTTTGTCGATGTTGCGCTCGTCGTAGTTCTGAAAGAGCGCGTCCTTCTGTTGCGAGTCGGTGAGCGGAACGATCTGGATCCGAGTGCGACCCGTCGCGTTGTCGAGCGATTGCCCCGGCCCGCTCTCCGCTTCGATGACGAGCACCTTGTGGAAGTTGCTGCGCCCCTTGATCCGTTCGTTGACGAAGCTCTCGATCTTCTCGACGCCGCGCGAGCTGAGACGACCTCCGCTCACCAAGATCGCCATCGGCGGCACGCTCTTGTTTTCGAAGTAGAGGAAGTTGACCTCTTCGGATTGGCGGCTCCCGAGCACGCTCAGCAACGCGCCGACCCATCGCGGGATCCCGTAGCTCGAATGCGGTGCCGGAACCGAGAAGTGAACGACCTCGGTCGCCACCGGCACGTCGATCTCGCCGCGCTTCTCGGCGAGCTGCAACGCCGCCGGCGTGTCGTAGGTGTTGCCGCTCGCCGCCGAGACGACGCGAGGATCGCCGAACTCTTTGTAGTAGACGGCGCGACCTTCGAACACCTGGACGAAGCGCCGGAAGCGACGCGAGACGTTGAGATCGCCGTAGAGAAACGGCGCCTTCTTCACGCGCACCGCGGTGGTGATCGCCGCGGGTTCGAGCGGCAGTAGCCGCATGGTGAAGCCGGGCAAGTAGACGAACCGCGCCGGCTCGCCCTTCGCGTTGCGGAGCACTTCCCAGAATCCGTTTCCGAGGATCTCGCGGTCTTGTCGCGTTCGCATGCGCAGCGAAACGAAGCTCTCTTCGACGCACGCGAAGTTGAAGAAGTTGGCGAGCTGCGCTTTCTCGAGCCGCATCTCGTGTTCCATCTCTTCGATCTTCGTCTCGACCTCGTCGTCGGTCGGAGGTTGGATCGTCGTCGGATCGTCGCCGGTTTCCTCCGCGGCGATCACCGCCTCGAGAAACAACGCGTCGCGCACTTCTTCGATCGCGTCGTCGCTCTCGAGATCGATCACCGGTTCGAAGCGATGCCCGAACCCGTCGATGTTCACCGCGTAGGCGTCGACGTTCTGGCGCAGCGCGTTCGAGTGCTCCCAAAGCTTCACCAACACGTCCGGCGTGTACGGCGGCACCATCGCGCCGGCGCGATCGAAGATCCGCACGTCGCGTTGCCTGTCGTCGATCGCTCGCGCGTTGCTGGGCTGAACGTCGCCGCCGCCGAAGAAATGAGCCTTGACGATACCCTCGCGATCGGGGCCGTCGAGAACGGCTTCCTCGACCACCATCGAGTGCGCCTTGCGTCGAACGCGCGCCACGTCACGCCCCGCGCGGGGTTCGACGCCCGAGGCTGGCGCGGGCTCGCGCGTCCGGATCTTCGACGTCGACCGGCTTCGCCGGCCGCGGCTCGTCGTGGTGATAGACGTTCACGATCACCTGATTCTGCGGCGAGATCGCCGCGCTCCGCACGTGATAGCCGCG